CTTTTGTTACTGGTGCAGGATTATCAGAACTAAACTCCACTATGTCATTAATGATTAATGAGTATAGAGAAATTGTTAAACAAGCATTACAAGACATGGACTCTAAGAGATTAGAGCTAGATGTAGTGTTATCTTACTCACAAGGTATAAGTAAAAAACCTATGGCAGGTTTTCTTAAAGGTTCTGCATTTAGCGAGAACTATAAACCATTAGCTGATATTGCTGGAGACTATAACACAAGACGTATCTACGGAGTTATGGCTGGATTTGATGAGCCACAAAAAATTGTAACTGGTTTGCAATTACTACAAGCAGGTGTTATAGACGTAGAAACTTTACAAGATAATATTGATGGTTTAGAAAACATAGCTAAAGTACAGGAACGTATTAGAAAAAATAAAGCAGAAAGTGTTTTGTTTGATTCTATATTAGCTAGGTCATCACAAGGCGACCCTGCAGCAACAATGGCAGCTATTGCTATTTATGAGTATCCAAACGAAGTAACTGAGATTATGAAACAGTTTTATACTCCTGAAGAGCCGCAGATGACTCCTGAACAAGAAGCTTTAATACAACAACAGATGGCACAAGCGATGGGAGGACAAGGTGGACCGCCAACAATGGCACAAGCATTTGGAATGTAATATGGAAGAATTTGTAGAAGCAGAGTTTTGGGATATGGTTTATAACGAATATGGTGTTATGGACGAAATGGATATATTATCTGAAAACATAACTGAAATCATAACACCACAAAAAGGCATAATTATATTAATAACTAAGGATTTTCATAATGGCAAAGAATCGAACTAGCGGTAGAGGTGGTTACAGACAACCTGCTGAACCTGCTCCAGTAGCTACACCTGACAGAAATAGAACTGATGGTGGTGCAGGTAGTAAAACACAACCTTTAAGAAGAATGCCTGATGTTGCATATGGAAAACAACAAGATTTAATGCAACAACAACAGATTGCACCTTTACCTGTAGCTAATCAAGTAGTAGCACCTAATATTTTTGCTCCTACTGAACGACCTGGAGAACCAGGAACACAAGGTGTACCAATAGGTCCAGGTACAGGTCCAATAAAGATACAAGACAACACAGATACAATTTTACAAGCTATATACGAAGTTAATCCATCACCTGTTATATTAGAAATAATTAATAATAGGCAGGGTTAATGGGTTTCATTCTATATGACCGTAATGAATATTACGATATACTGCGTGGTGCAAATCAAGATTCATTACAATCAGGTCAATACAAATCAGCTTTAACAGACAACAATCAAATAATTAAAGATATGGAAATTTATGCAGAAAGATTTCCAGAATTACCTGCTGACGTATCTGCAGGACTAGCTATTGCTGGTGTTCCACCAGATTATGCAGCTGTAAAAGAAATCGCACAAGATATTAGTAACAACAAAGTTGTAGCTACAGCAGGATTATGGAACGAGTTACAACAAAAATATAGATATGAGCATACTGAAAACAATATGAAAATGTCTATTGGTGATTTGTTAACAGGTGGTTTAATGCCAGGTGGAGCTAAACCAGGTGATGTCCAATACGGTGTATGGGCATTTGCTGCTTTAGATGCATTATTTCAAACTGTAGGTCCTTCTGGTAAATGGTCAGTGTTATCTTCTGTAGTTAATGCTGTAACACCAGGACAACCTATGGTAGTAGGTAGGTCACAAGCATACCTAAGAGATTTAAAACAATACGATAATTTACTTAAAAAAGGTTATACACCACAAAAAGCACAAAGTATGTTGCAAATAGACCTAAGTCAAACTTCTGTAGAGAATTTAGGTAAAGAAGGTGAGGGTATAGATAATATAAAGAAACACATAGATATGTTACAAGAAGCTCACAATATGGGTGGCGAACCAATATTAGCTAACATGTGGAGAAATGTAGTACAAGGTAAACCACTTAACTTTGATAGAGCTACATTAATATCTATGGAATCTGTTAAAGCAGAAAATACACCTTATTACAAAGATTTAACAGAAAACTATGGTATGACACCAGAAAGTGCTAGAGCTTTTATATATGAAAATATTGGTGAGCCATTAAAAGAATTTGATGAAAATGGTGAAATAAATTATACATCTGCATATAACCCTAACAAAGTTAACTTTTACGCAGGTAGACGTAAACAAAAGTATTTTTGGGCTGGACAAGATGAACAAGATTTTTATAGACCTGAATGGGCAAACAAAGATATATTGCTTGAATACTCACCAGGTAAAATAACTGCATCAGAATTTTATGAGCCAGGCTCTAAAGCGTTTGATTTGTTATCTGGTGGTCTTGATGCTTTCTATCAGATAGGTCCTGAAGTATTTGCAGGTAAAGGTATCAGAGGTGTAAAAAATTTAAATAAAGGTTTACGTGGTGTAAACAAAGCATTTGACTTGTTTGACAATGGTAAGCTAGTTAAGTCAGGTAAAACAGTTAAGATATCTCCAAGAGCGCAGGCTGATGAGATACTTCGTACTGTTGGTGATGAAATAGATGGACAAACAGGTAAAGGGGATATTAATAAATATCTAGACAATAATGGTAGATTTATTAAAAATAAAGAATACCGTAAAGATTTTACATCTACTAGAAAAGCTTTAAAGAAACTTAAAAAAGAAAATACACTATTTGGTAGAGTGCCTAGGTTTTTTCAAACAACACAAGATGAAATACTTAATCAACCTACTAATGTAGCATTTTTTAAAACACTTGCTGATACAGGACCAGACCAATTAGCTTATATACAAACAAATCCTATAACTAGAAACTTACCTGGACAAATACAAAAAGCTATTACACAAGAAGATGACTGGTTAAAAATACAAGATTTGTACAGTCAAATGATTGGTAAGTCTGGATTCCAAATTACTAATAAAGCTGGACAAACTGTACCGTATACATTACCTGGTAGGTTAATGCCTAAGACTGGTTCTTTAGTTACAAACAGAGTATTGCAAAAAACAGGTATTAATCCTAATGCTGCATATAGAACATTTGGTAGCTGGGCTGGTGAAAAAGCTAGAAAAGTTAGAGAAGTTATACCTACAAAACCTACACGTTTACTTAGAGTAGAAGACTCAGTTGACGAAGTAGTAGACACTATGGATAGTGTAGGTAAAACTTATCTTGCACGTAAAGCTGACCAAGGTGTTATGAGCTATACAGAACAATTAGCAGAAGGTATAGAGTTACCTGCATTTGAAAGATATCTAGGTTTTAGTTCTAACTTTAATGCTAGCTATAATCCTTGGTTTAGAAAAACATTAGGTGTAATTCCTGAAATGGGTATACCACTTAATAACATTGAAGTAGGTTACAGACAACTTGGTTCACATTTACAAATTAATGGTTATGACCCAGGAGAAGCATCTAAAATATTAAATAACTTTTTAGATATAGACCCAGGTGATAAAACAGCTATTAGAAAATTTGCTGATGTACAGTCAAGTCGTGACATAGAACTTGTTAAAGCCAGAGGTGGTAATTGGCTTTATGTTGCAGAAGCAGCAAAAGAAATGTTTTCTGGTCAAAAGAAAATGAAAATATATGCTACTGGTAAAAATAATAAAATACTTCCTAACATAGGTTCTAATTACAAAGGTTATGAATTAGATAATGTAGGTAGAGCTATTGACGAACAAGGTAATATCATAACTACTATGACAGCTTCATTGTTTGATGAAATGCAAGATAACATTGCACCATTACTTGACTATAGATTACTTAACAAAGCTATGGGTAAAATGTTTAAACCTTACGAAAAAGTTGGCGAAGGTAATTTTGTTAAATCAAATTTAACACATGATATGACTCAATGGACAAAGTATCATGCTCCTTGGTCTAAAGATTCAAAAAATGCTGTTAATCCTTTTGAATCAGGTGTTATATCAGTTAAACGATTAGAAAACAATATGTTTACAAATCTTACAAATTTTTATACAAGAAATATATTTAAACCTTTTGTACTTATAAGAGTTGCATTTTTTACACGTGTGTTTATGGAAGAGCAAGCACGTATGGCTGTAAAAGGTTTATCAGGAATATACAACAAACCAATAAGTTATTTACAATGGTTAGCTGCTCATAATCCTAATTCTAAAGTAGGTAAAATACTTGAAAGTATGCCTTTATCTAAATACAAAGGTGCTACTTATAATGAAGATGCTATTGATTTTCTTATGCAAGAAGAAGTTATTGAAGCTATGCAAAAATCATTTAAACCTACTGACATTGGTCCTGCAGGTAAAAGAAAAAATAAATATCTAGAATATCTTGGTAAACAAAAATCAGAGATGAATATAACTGAAATAGGTGAATCTATATATGCAGAACTCAGACATTTACGTAATGACCCATTAGCACAAAAAGTAGCACAATTTGGTTATGGTTCAGAAGAATTAAATAAATGGATAATTAGTCCAGCAGGTAGAGAAGCTAGATTAATGCTTGTTAGTAAAGGTGGTAACAAATGGTCAGAAATACTTAAAGATGGTTCTGAAGCTGTTGACCAACATTTACAATTTTTAGAATCAAGAATACGTATATCTACTGGTGGTGAAATAATAAATGGTAAAGACATACTTAAACAATTAGATGGTTCATATAAATATCAAATAAGACCTAATACAAATACAGGTAATGCTTCTATTAGAAAAATGATTGCAGAAGGTAAACTAAATAAATTTGGTACTGATGGTACTGGTAAAAAAGAAACTATTGAGTTTTTTAGTAATGAAGCCAATCTTATGAAAGAGTTTAAAAAGAAAAAAGTTGTTGATGAACTTAAAAAATATTATAACAAAGAAGATGGTATTGACCCTGGAACTATGACTGTTGTCAGAAACACTATAGATGAAACTACAGATAAAGGTTTCTTAGGACAGTTTGAAGATGCTATGGATATATTCTATCAAAAAGTATTTGATAATTTAATGTCTAAACCAATAGGTACTTTAAATAGGTCAACAACATTTAAACAATTTAGGTGGATGTTTATTGGTGAACGATTTGAAGATTTTAGTACTGGTCTTAGAAACAAATTTATTAAAGAAGCTGTTGATTCTGGTGTACCACAATCAGTTATACAAGAGTTACGTGGCTTTAGTAAAATATATAAACCTGGAAAAATAGATGATTACCAAGCTATGAACATAGAAAGTAAAGCTTATGGTTTAGCAGGTGTTAAAGAACTATTGTATGATACAAAACAAAAACATACTATATCTGACAAACTTGTAAACATATTTCCATTTGCTGAAGTATGGTTTGAAGTATTTCAAACATGGGGTAAATTGTTTGCACAAAACCCATATGTACTTAGAAAAGGTTATGTAGGTACTAGAGGTGCTACATCAGCAGATGCATTAGGACCTAGTTCAGGTGATGGTTTTTTTGTTCCTAATCCACAAGACCCACAAGAAGATATGTTTGTATATCCATTTGGTGGCTTTATGTCTAATTTAATTTTAGATGACGAGTTATCTGATGGTGAACAAGGATTACAAATATCTCCTAGAGGTTATGTACAAGGTGTTAACTTACTAGGACAGGGATTTGTACCTGGACCTAACCCATTTGTAGCATTTGCTATAGATAAAGTATTACCTCCTATAGAAACAGCTAGTACAAAAATGGGTGCTAAATATGGTTGGGCTAATGATTTAGAAAAATTAATATTTGGAGACTTTCCACCACCAGAAAAGTTTTTAGAAGTATTTGGTGTATCACCAGTATGGAAAAAGTTAGGTGCATGGTTACTGACTGGAGATGATGACTTTGATGTTATAACAGATGCAAGCTCAGAAGCAGAACGAATGAGAGCAAAAGCTACAATAGATTTATATAGATGGGGTGTATCAGCTGGTGAACCAGAAAGGCTATATAAAGCTGGTAAGTTAGATGATTATATACAAAAAGTAATACCTGGACTTGCTTTAGGAGAAGTAAATCAAGGACAAATAGAACTAGCTTACTTAGAGTATGCTAAAGAAAAATCTGGTACATTGTTTGGTTTTCAGTTTTTATATCAATTCTTTGGACCTACAGGTTTTCAACCAGAATACTTTATTGATGATGAACAAGGTAATCAATGGGGTCAAGCAGTTCTTTATGAAGAGTACACTAGAATTAAAGAAGAAAATCAAGGTAATGATATAGCTACATACAATGAGTTCTTTGAACTTTATGGTGTAGAACATCCTTATTTATTAAGTCCTAGGTCGCAAGCAGAAACAGGTAAACAACCTTATAGTGTGCGTGTACAAAACTTTCAAAAAGAAAATGCTGAAATATTTGATTCTTTAAAACTTAGTGGTTATTACTTAAACATAGATAATCCTTTTGAAGAAAAAAATTATAACAATATTGTAAGAGAAAAATCTTTACTTAGTCCTGACCAATATCGTAGAAGTGTAAACGATACTATAGGTTTCTTTAGATATAAAACATTTACTAAAAATTTAGATAAAACAGGATTAGATAGTAACACTAAAACAATTGTTAAAAGATTGTATAGAGAAGAACTAAAACTTAATTTACCTGGATTTCAAGCTGATGAATATGGATTATTGTCACCGCCAGCTATAAAAGATATCTTTAATGAAATGAAAACAATGTGGTTAATTAACCCAGCCATTATGGAATTAGATGCAGCTAAAGGATTTGCACAAGCAATGATACATTGGAAAGAAGCAG